ATAGCGAGTTTACTTAAATGATAGACCCTAGAGCCTTGCTTCTTGTCGCAAAAAAGGATAAACCTACGTTGGAGAAAAAAAATGGCTGAAATCGATAAGTCTTTACCGAACGTAAAGCAAACGTTAAAAGTTCCCTCACCTCAAGAACAAATGGAAGTAGCTACCGAAGCTCAACAGTCGGGTCCTTCGCAACCCGAGGTGACTAAGAATGAAGATGGTTCTGCAGAAATTACGTTTGAACCCGGAGCGGTTAATCAAGCGGGCGGACAAGATCACTACGCGAATCTAGCCGACCTGATTCCTGACCAGGTTCTTGATCCTTTAGGATCAGAGCTTTGGGCGAACTATGAAGAATACCGACAGTCCAGACGCGAATGGGCAGATGCCTATACAAAAGGTTTGGATCTTTTAGGTTTCAAATACAAAGACCGAGCTCAACCGTTTCAAGGGGCCAGCGGTGCAACGCACCCGGTTCTAGCCGAAGCGGTGACACAATTTCAAGCGGGAGCCTATAAAGAACTGCTTCCAGCAAGTGGACCCGTACGCGCACAGATTTTAGGAAAGATTACAAGACAAAAACAGGATCAAGCGACAAGGGTCAAGGATTTCATGAACTATCAGATTTGTAATGTCATGAAAGAGTATGACTCCGAGTTTGATCAGATGTTATTTTATTTACCTCTTGCAGGTTCAACTTTTAAGAAAGTTTATTACGACGATTTACTTGGACGAGCGGTTTCAAAGTTTGTTCAAGCAGATGACTTGGTGGTTCCGTATTCGGCTACCTCATTAGAGGATGCGGAAGCCATTTGTCATGTGATTAAGACAACGGAAAACGATTTAAGAAAACAACAGGTCTCGGGTTTCTATCGAGACATTAAATTGAACGTTCCTTATAACGAGGAAAGTGCGTTGAAACAAAAAGAGAAAGAAATTGAAGGGATTCGTAAAACACAGAATGAAAAACTGTTCACCCTGATCGAATGCCACGTTAATTTAGATTTAGAAGGGTTTGAAGATAAAGGACAAGATGGTCAGCCAACCGGAATTAAAGTTCCGTATGTCGTGACCGTAGAAAATTCTACGAGAAAAGTTTTATCCATTAGACGAAATTTTAAACTCGATGATCCATTGAAAAATAAGATTCAATACTTTGTGCACTTTCGATTTCTGCCAGGTCTTGGATTCTATGGCTTTGGATTAATTCATATGATTGGTGGGTTAAGCAGGACGGCAACGTCTGCGCTCCGTCAATTACTAGATGCAGGTACGCTCTCCAACTTACCTGCCGGGTTTAAACAGAGAGGCATTCGTGTACAAAACGATGCGGTCTCGTTACAACCTGGGGAGTGGCGCGATGTCGACGCTCCCGGGGGTAATATTAAGGATGCGTTCATGCCGCTTCCGTATAAGGAACCTTCTCAAACACTCTTACAACTCATGTCGATTGTTGTTCAGGCGGGTCAACGATTCGCGTCAATTGCCGACATGCAAGTAGGCGATGGCAATCAACAAGCAGCGGTAGGTACAACCGTGGCTCTTTTAGAAAGAGGCTCTCGAGTAATGAGTGCGATCCACAAAAGAATGTATGCAGCTTTGAAACAAGAGTTTTCTTTATTAGCTGATGTCTTTGCAACGTATCTCCCTCCTGTCTATCCTTACGATGTGATCGGAGATCAAAAAGAAATTAAACAAGCAGACTTTGACGACAAGATTGATATTATGCCGGTTGCCGATCCTAATATCTTTTCTCAAACACAACGAATAGCAACCGCACAAACCGAATTACAACTCGCTCAGTCGAATCCACAGATTCATAATTTATATGAAGCGTATCGTGATATGTATACGGCGATTGGGGTTAAGAATATCGATCAGATTCTTCCGCCTCCTCCACCTCCGGCTCCCAAAAATCCGGCGATTGAACATATCGATGCACTAGGTGGAAAACCTTTCCAAGCTTTTACCGGACAAGATCACCGAGCCCATACCACAGCGCACTTAGCGTTTATGGCAACAAACATGGCACGGAACAATCCGATGGTGATTGCCGCTTTAGAAAAGAACGTTTTCGAACACATTTCGATGATGGCTCAAGAACAAGTGGAAATGGAATTTAGAGACAAGATTCAAAAGGTTCAACAGATTCAACAAATGATGACTCAGAATCCACAACAACAACCGGACCCAAGAATTCAAGCAGAAGTTCAAAATCTACAGTTAGAAATTGAAGCGCGTAAAGCTCAATTGATTGCTGACATGATGGAAGAATTCTTAACCGAAGAAAAGAAAATTACTTCTCAATTTGATAACGACCCTATTGCTAAACTACGAGCAAGAGAACTCGATCTTAAAGCTCAAGACAATCAAAGAAAAACAAAAGACGATGAAAACCGAATTGCGCTTGATCGTATGAAGGCGATGATGAATCAAAATGTTCAAGAAGATAAACTGGAACAAAATGAAGATCTCGCTCAGTTAAGAGCGGAAACCTCTTTAGAAAAACAAGCGATGTCTAACCGAGCGAAACTACGTTCTGATACGATGAAACGAAAGGACGTTAAGACGCTGAAAGGACCAAGGAGCTAATGCCTTTCCAATCTGAAAAACAAAGACGCTACATGCATGCCAACCTTCCGGTCATTGCCAACAGGTGGGAAAAGAAATATGGCCTGGGTGGCGTTGCTGAATTAAACGCAGAACTCAACAGTCTTCCAGAATACTACCTACCTTTTCCTGCTGCGCAGGGAGGAAGAATTGGATTTGAACACGGCTCTGGTCCCATGACTTTTCAAGAATATTTCAAAGGCAAAAGTAAATTTGAAATTAACAAAACAAGAGAAGAAATGATTCGAGAGTATGAAGAATATTTATTTCGTCAAAAATATGGACCTCAAGACAGACCTAACGTAGCCCAAGGCGGCTTGATCCCTGCTCACCAAGCCGGTATCTATGGTCTAGCTGAGGGAGGAAGAATTGGATTTAATGCTGGATCAATGTTAGTAGCACCTACTACCGATGGTTCACGACCAGGATACGCATATGATGATGTCGAAGACATGGGTTTTGGCGACGGTCCCGACATGGGATCAAATTCAACTCCAGATACTTCACCAGATACTTCATCTGATGATCCTAACCCGTATGCCACTCAATTTGATATGACACCTCCTACTAAGGATCCTACGCCAGATGATAGTGATGCTAGATCCAAACATAAACTAGCGCAATCTACGCAAAAAAAGCCTTATGATCCTACAGGCGGAGAACGAGAATGGGGAGACTGGGTTGGTGGAAATGTAAATCAATATGGAAAAATAGCTCCCTACGAAGGATACAATATTTCTGACAGAATGGAACTTCAAGCTATAGAGAAAGCCAAACAACAAAGATCTAGCATAGGAAAAACTATAGGAAAAGGTATATTAACTTTAGCCTCTTTCGGACTCTTTGGTCCCGCTGCAGCTAAACTGGCTAGTTATTATAAGACAGGTGAAAAAATTCACAGCGCTTATAAAACGGGAAAGGTTAATTTAAAAGGCATAGAAGTAGATATAAACAAGGTTCTTGATCCTGTAAAAGCACGATTAAACAAAGAGATAGACATAGATCCTTCAGGACTAGGTTATGGAAAAGATTTAGTGGATAAGCCAGTCATTAATGACACGGACAACGGTCAAACGAATGGTCAAACCAATATTCAAAAGGAAGGACAAAAGATTGCACTAAAAAGAAAACAAGAACAAGAATGGGCTAGTTATTTAGCTCAATTAAGACAAGAAGAATTAAACAGAAAAAAAGACGCTTATTATAAAAATTATAGACAGTCCTATATGTCCGCTAAAGGAGGAAGAGTTCCTGGTTATAATACAGGTGGACTTTCTAATTTATTTAGGCTAAAAACTGCATAGGAGACAAATATGAGAAATGATTTCGGAAACAGACCTTACGACACACGCTTCTCTTCAAAAGGAAGTAAGAAGCAAGGTTATAACGCAAGATTAGATGAATCTTTAGGGGAAAGACGTGGAGCAGAATCTACGAAAACCCAAAGTTTTAAAGCTCGAAGAGATGAGAGCAGAGGAGCGAAGAAGGTATAATGTCTAAAGACTGGCAAATAGGATCTGGCTTTGTAAAGGAACCTAAAGTTACTAGGGTTGTGGGTAAGAACAAAGATGGTTACGGCGATGCTAAAACTATCGAAACTCCAAGTACACAGGAGTCTACAACGGTAACTGTTAAAGGTACAAAAACTAGAAAACCGGTTAAAGCAACCTGGTTCTAATATGTGGTTTAATTTAGCCGGAATGGCTTTGAAAGCTGGAGCTAAAATTTATTCCAATAGACAAAGAACTAAAGTGGCTATGTCTGATGCACAATTATTGCATGCAGAACGTATGGCC